TCTTAGAGCATTAAAGAAGAAGTACAAAGGCTTTGACTTAGTAGTTAATATAGGAGATGAGCTAGACCAACACGCTATCAGTATGCACGATAATGACCCTGACTTACCTAGTGCTGGTGATGAGTTAAAGATGTCTAAGGTTCACGTTAAGGAATTAGAAAAGATATTCCCTGACATGACATTGGTTGACTCTAATCATTCATCGTTAGTGTATAGACGAGCTTTGAAATATGGATTACCTAAAGCTTATCTTAAACACTATAACGAGTTCCTAGGTGTAGGTAAGGGTTGGAAATGGGTGCAAGACTTAACTGTGACTTTGAATGACGGCTCAAGATGTTTCTTCACTCATGGTATGTCAGCTAATGTATTACAAGTAGCACAAAAGTATGGTATGCACTGTGTCCAAGGGCATTACCATAGTAAGTCTAGTATTCAATACTTCAGCAATCCTGACAAATTAGTATGGGGCGCACAGACAGGATGCTTAACTAATCAAGACTCACTTGCCTTTTCTTACGCTAAAAACTTTAAAGACCGGTTCATAATGTCATCATTAGTCATTGTAGATGGTCAGCCTAGAATTCATCCTATGGTAATAAAGAATCATAAATGGATAGGTAAGATAGTCTGATGAAAAAAGCAGAGAAGCTTAGAATGACCAAGATGGCAGAGTCAGGTTGTTGTGTTTGTAGGTGGTACGAGGGGGTAGACGATTTGCCCCCTAGTAACATTCATCATATTAGAGATAAGACTGGACTAGGTATGAAAGATGAAGAGATGATTCCTTTATGCCACTATCATCATCAAGGTCGTATGGGTATTCATACTATAGGTAAGAAGATGTGGGAAGATAGATATGGTACTCAGCGTGAACTTTATAAACGGTTAAAAGAGGAGGTGTTAAATGAGTAAAGACTTATTTGGTGAGGTAATTGTTGAGCAAGACAAAGACAATCCTTACACGCAGAAAGTAGGTGTTCCTGTGTATGAGCCTAAAAATCAACAACCTAGCATACATGAGCTAGTAGACACTCATAAGTCATTAACGTTAATTAGAGAGATTGAAATGAATAACTCTGTAAGCGATGATGAGAAAAGATTTTTAGTGCAATCAGCAAAGAGGCACAATGTATTTAACTTTGAAAAATGTGCTGATTATTATGCACACGCTACACCAGCAATGAAGCATTTAATGGAAAGGTCTGGTTTAGTTATTGTAGATTTAAATAAAGCTATCGAGAATGGCTTTGTATCTATGAACGAAGACTTAGCAGAACAATTCAGGAGAGAGCAAGATGAATAAACTAGACTACTGTGTTTTAATTCTTACTCATAACAGAGTAGGTAAAGTGTTTACACATGAGACTATTAGAAAACTTAAATATGATGGTGATATTTTTTTAGTAGTTGATGATGAAGACCCTGCTGTAGAAGACTACAAAAAACTTTACAAAGATAAGGTTGTTGTATTCTCTAAGAAAGATATGGAGGGTAAGTTTGATATAGGTGATAATTCAGGCAATCGTAAAGCAGTTGTATTTGCTCGTAACGCTTGTTTTGATATTGCTAAAAACTTAGGATACAAATACTTCTTTATGTTAGATGATGACTATACAGATTTTAGATGGTCATTTGATGACAATAAAAAGTATGTTACTAATAAGTACATTAAAGATATAAAAGCTGTCTTTGATATTATGCTTAAATTCTATAAGAATACTAATGTTGTATCTATGTGTATGGCACAAGGAGGTGATTTTATAGGTGGTGAGGGTAGTGGTTTAAGCAAGACATTTCTCTCAGGTAAAATATCAAGAAAAGTAATGAACAGTTTTCTATGTTCAACAGATAGACCATTTCAATTCATGGGTAGAATTAATGAGGATGTAAATGCTTATTGTTCTCAAGGCTTTACTGGTATGTTTTTTATGACAGTTGCACAATTAAGACTTGAACAAAAACAAACACAAAGCAACTCCGGTGGTTTAACTGATATATATCTTGATGCAACAACATGGGCTAAAAGCTTTTATTCTGTGTTGTATAACCCATCTAGCGTTAAGTTGCGAATGATGGGTCAATCACACAAGAGGTGGCATCACGCCATAAACTGGAACAATACTGTTCCTAAATTAATAAGGGGGTAATATGAAAGCACTTAAACAGCAAGTAGGTGGAGACCACTACAGTAAACTAGCAATACAACCAGCGGTGTATGCTGAAAGAAATAAGTTAAGTTATCTACAAGGTACAATTATCAAGTATGTTACTAGATACAAAGATAAAGGTGGAGTAGAAGACCTAGCTAAGGCAATACACTCAATTAAAATATTAATAGAATTGGAGGACAAATAAATGAGCTATTTAGGGTACAAAAACAAGACTTTCATGGCGTATAAACGAGAGCAAGAAAGGATTAAGATGTGGAAAGCAGAGCAAGCAAGAAAGCGTAAGAAGTTTAGAGAATGGACAAACATCACTACAACATCTATACTTCAGCTTGTGGTAGTAGCTCTCATCATAGTATTTTATGGTGTATTTGCTTCAGCGATAATAGCAAATGAGAAAGGTAGTAAGGTAGGTGTAGGTAACTTCGTAATGGCAGTAAGTTATACCGACTCTTATGACGATTTGGTTTACGTGGCTAATTTTGTAAATTGCGACCAGGCCATGGCGTATTACAATCAAAACTGTACTGATGCTAAGATTATGATGTGTCAATTAGAAGAGTACCTGTATATGCCTATAGGTCACAACAGTGATTCATCATTTGACTTTGAACCAACAGAAACACAATCATGTGGTTTTGTAGGAGTTGATACATTTAAATCTACAGTTACGGAGGAATAATGGATAAAGGAACTAATGAGTATGATACAACAGAGCCAGTCATGGGGTACAATGGCTATTTTTTTGAACTAGAAGAGGAGGAAGAATAATGGGAAAAGGTAGCGGACGTAGACCACAAAACATTAGTGATGAAGAGCTAGAGAAAGCATGGAACTCTATCTTTGCTGGACATCCTAATGATGGGCAGTTTGATAAGGAAGATGATTATGGTAACGAATTGCCAGAGAGTAAATCTGTAAAAGAAAAACCTAAAGCTAACGACCCTGACAGGTTTGTTGACGACATAGGAGATGCGTAATGGCTAAAACATCTCCTACACAGCGTACACTTAAAAGAATGAGAGACAGTGGTGACTATAAGTTAGTCCAAGTAGTTGAGCATTGGAACTCATGGGGTAGGGTAAGGCAAGACCTCTTTGGTATTGGTGATATATTAGGTATATCTATTACTGGAGAAACCCACTTACTGCAAGTAACTAGCTACTCTAATATGAACGCTCGTATTAAAAAACTAGAAGACCATGAATCAACACCTCATCTACGAGATGCCGACTGGGTATTAATTGTAGAAGGGTGGAAGAAAGAGAAGAATGGTCGTTATAAATCTTATCAATTTGACTTATCATAAAGGAGGAACAATGAACTTATCAAACTATCAGAAATTTATTCATGTATCACGTTACGCTAGGTATATACCTGAGCTTAAAAGAAGAGAAACATGGGATGAAACAGTAAAGAGACTGACTGATTTTATAAAGAAACATCAACCTAAGTTAGGCAAAGACATAGACAATATACATAGTGCTGTGCTTAATTTAGAGGTAATGCCAAGCATGAGGTTATTGATGACAGCAGGTGAAGCCTGTGAGCGTGATAACATATCTGCTTATAACTGTAGCTACTTAGCTATGAATAACAAGAGAGCATTTTCTGAGTGCTTATACATCTTAATGAATGGTACAGGAGTAGGATTCAGTTGTGAAAGACAAGAGATTGACAAGTTACCAGCAATTCCAGAGAGTATTAATCCTTGTGATGATATTATCTCTGTTGCTGACAGCAAACTTGGGTGGGCGAAGGCGTTTAAAAAACTTCTATCTAGTTTATGGGAAGGTGACATACCGACCATTGACTACTCTCGTGTTAGACCAGCAGGTGCTAGACTTAAAACATTTGGTGGTAGAGCATCAGGTCATGAACCACTAAAAAGGCTATTTGACTTTGTTACAGAGACGTTCATTAACGCTAGGGGTAGAAAGTTAACATCTATTGAAGTGCATGATATTACTTGTATGATTGGTGAGATAGTTGTTGTAGGCGGTGTTAGAAGGTCAGCTCTTATATCCCTATCTAACCTCACAGATAAACGTATGAGAGAAGCTAAAGTAGGTGCTTGGTATAACGAGTTTCCTTGGCGTGGACTTGCTAATAACTCTGTATCATATACAGAAAAGCCTGACATGGAAGTATTCATGGAAGAGTGGTTATCGTTAGTAAAGTCTAAGTCAGGTGAGCGTGGTATTTTTAATCGTGTTGCATCACAAAAGCAAGCTGGAAAGTGGAAAAGACGTTCAGAATCAATGAGTTACGGGACAAATCCTTGCAGTGAGATAATTTTGAGGGATAAGCAATTCTGCAACCTGACCGCA